GGTGTATAGCGCAAATGCGGCGGGTTTTTTTTATTGGCCTGAATCCGCTGCCACTGCCCCGCCGCAAAGGCGGTTTGCATATTGGTGTTGAAAATGGTTTTCAGACGACGCGTACTGCCGAGCTGTACCAATTTCGGTTCGCCGTCCAGCGGGTCGGTCATCACTTGCTCGCCCCACCAGCCTTTCGCCATCAAATACGGTTTTAAACGCTTTTTAAAATCGGCAAACGCCGTACCGTTTTGCTGCGCGGATTCGATGGCGTCTTTGACTTCGGCGAGCATATCCGCGTCCATCATCTTGGCGACGGTAAACGCAAGGCTGTGTTGATACAGCCATACATCGTAATGACTGAATCCGGGCAGGATTTTCTTGGATTTGAAATGCTCGAAAGCGGCTTTATCAACCAGCCCCGCAAAGTTGTATTCAATCCCGTCCATCGCCTGCTCCGTCAGCCCAAGCTGAAAGGCCGTCTGAAACCAAACGCTGAATCAAAAGATTGTCGCCCTTGTTCAAATCAAGTCCCGACAGCTTCTCCTCAAATTCGGCGTAGTCTTTGCAGCTTTCCAACAAACCCAACACCGCTTCCATCTTCGGACGGGCGATTGCCTGCTCCGCCGTATCGGGCGCATTACGGGCAAGACCATCAGACAGGCGCAGGCTGAATTTGGCGGACGCAGGGTTTTCAGACGACGTTTTCGGGTCGCGCAGCTCGAAATGTTCCGGCTCGAAGCCCAAGATGTCGCGGTAGTAGGTCTCGGTCAGTATGAGTTGTCCCGTATCCATATACATCTTGTCGCGCTCGGCGCGGGTTTTATCGACCTTAATTTCGTCTTCGAACTCAAACCACACGCCTTTTGGCGCGTTAATCGGCTTGCCGTAGGCGTTGTTGACCATCACCAGTGCGTCGATAAAGTGCTGCGCCGCGCGGGAGAGCAGAGCGAGATATGCGCCGATGCGCTCGTCGCGGTTGTTTTCTTCGGTCTCTTGGCTCGCGCGGCTGGCGGTCTCAAGGTCGCTGGTTTTGACCTTGCCCAACAGCGTTTTTTGGATACGCGCATTGGCGAGGTTTTCCAGACGGCGGAATGCCTGACCGTCCGCGCTGTTCTGCAGCATCATCACATCGTCCTCGCGGTCGATACTCAATGCGCCGCCGGAGACAAAGCGGTAAAAACGGCTCATGAAGCTATTGTGGTCGTCCTCGCTGTTGGCTTGTATTTTGGCAATCAGATAGGGCTGGGCGTAGCGCGTAATGAATTGCGCGGCATAGATAAAGCCTTTTTTACGCAACGCTACGGGCGCATACAGCCGCGCCGCCGCCATTTCGCCCGCAGGATTGGTTGATGTCGCACGATGGGCAATAAAGAGATACAGGACATCCGTATTACAAGCCTCCTCGCCGCCGCTGCCGCGATACACCAGCGAACCGTCGCGGTAGGGGATATATTTCGCCAATTCGCCGCTTTTGTTGCTGATATGCTTAATCGTCAAAAAGCCGTCGGGTTCGGGCTGATAAACGTACCGACCGACACCGTATCCGCCCAGCCGCGCCGTCAACACAATTTCGGCAAGCGCGGGAAGATGGCGTTTCAGCGTTTTCCACAAACGGTCTTTGTCTTCATCGCCCAAATCCTCGCCATAGATTCGCCAAGATTTATTGAGCATGGCCGCGTGCAAATCCTCCAAACAGGCAGCCACCTCATCATCGCTTACCACCGCATCCAATGCCTGCTGCCTGTCCACGCCGAGGCGAGAAAGCAGAGCGTCCGTGCCTTCCATATTGGAAAACAGGCTTTCCAACGCATCTTCTGTCGCGCTCGTCAATGTCTTGATGGCGGTTTTCCGTGTAGCACTTTTAATCAATCCGAACATATTTTCTTACTCCAAAGGTCGTCTGAAAACGGTTTCAGACGACCTTAAAATCAATACTCTTCGCCGCGAGCCGCCAAAAAACCTTCAATTTCAGCGACAATAAAATGTAGATTTAATAGCCGCCCAGCCTTATAGCAGGAGACAACCTCTTGCAGATGTGCAATCGCTTTATCCAAACCACGCTCGAGGTACTCAACATCCTCTGTCAGCTCTTTTTCACGAGCGGTTATACGTTCTCTCACATCACACATTTTTAAATCTCCAACATCGGCGCAGGCAAATCAATCGCCCGCGCTCTGTTTGATACATTGCCCGTCGTTGCCGCCATCCACAGCATATGCAGCGCATCGGGGCCGTCGTCGTGGTCGGATTTCGGGAAATGGCGCAACTGGCTAATCAGCGTCTTTTGGTCGGGGTTGAGCAGAATCAGCCCGTTTGCCATGTGCGGCTGCAAGGTCTCAATCCGCAACATCTTGTCCGAAGACGGCTTGATACCGCGCACCGGAATATGCACACCCGAACGCGCCCCACGCTTAATCAGCTCATCCTTGAGAAACTCTTGGAACTGCACCGTCTCCACCACCCACAAAACAGGCTTGACCCGCGCCTCTTTTTGGATGCGGATCACGTCCTCGATAATCAAATCAGGCAGGCGTTTTTTGACTTGGGCGACGGTTACAAACAGCCGCCCCGTTGATTTTTGATAACCGCCGACCAAAATCGCCGACGGGTCGCGCCCTGCACCCGCCTTACCCAATGACGGGTCAAGCGCGCCGTAATACACCAAATCGTCTGGCAGCTCCGACCAGTATTTGATGTTTTCGGCAAACGGCGCATCTTCGCCGCTGACCGGGTCGTTTTGGTACTCGCTGTCAAACGTCGCATGACCGTCACGCGCACGGATTTTCATCAGTGCCAACACGCCGCGAGCCGCCCAGCTTGTTTGCGCGCCGCGTTCCATCTCGTCTTTATGCGTCTGATAAAACGCTTCGGCTACCGCCGCGCCGTCGTTGCGGTAAAGTTCCTCCCATCTGTCCCACAAGTCCATGCGGTCGGGCCAGCGTTTCATCGCTTTGAATTTGCGCGTACTCCAAAACGGGTTATTCAGCGTGCGGCTCAACACGCTGTCGTAGTGCAAAATCGTGCCGATATAAATCACGTCAAACTTGGTACCGACCGCGCCCAACGGCAAGACGGTTTGTTTAAGCCACATTTCCAGCTTGTCGCGCTGGTCGGGGTTGCGCACCATCTCGTCGTTTTCGATATCGTCGAGGATGGCAAGGTCGGGGCGGAATGCACCATGCACCATGCCGCGCATTTTCTTACCCGAACCGAAGACTTGGATTTTGACGTTGGACGCGGTAACAATCGTCCCAGCCTGCCAAACCCGCCCTTGTCCGCACATTTCGGGGAAATCGGTTTTCAGGCGCGGGTTAAACTCCAATTCCGCCTTGATGGCTTCCAGCATCGGATAGGCTTGGTCGATACTGTCCATCGCAATTACGATAAACTTTTTCGCGCCGGTGATGACCGTCCAAAGCGAGAACAGGCGCGTAACCAGCGTCGATTTCGCCTCGCCGCGCGGAGCAGCATCCGCTTCGTTGATACCTTCGGGCTGTTGTAGGATTTCGGGCAGGCGGGAAAACAGAAATTCATGCAGCTCTGACTTTTCAGACGACCTGACATAATGCGGGAAATAGGTATTGACGAAATACTCGTAACCGTTGACCTGGTCTAAAACCTTCGCCCGACGCTCGGCAATGGCGGCAGTCGACGCGTCGAAGCCGTCCACCTCTGCCTCAATGATTTGGCGGAGTTGGGCGGCGTATTCGGCAAGCGACTTTAAAAACTCTTTGGACTTCATGTTTTAATCGTAATAGTGGACAACCGGCTTTTTCAGCGGCTCGGGGTTAACCATGAAACAAAAGGGCAGCGGCTCTTCCGTTTTCATTTCATTCATAGCGGACATAAAGTAAAAAAACTGGTCGGCGAGCCAAAACAACGGCTCCAGCTTATAACGCGGCGCAACTGCCGGCACTTCGCTATCCCAATCTGCAATCCAAATCGGGCAAAATAAAAACCAACCTTTATGCGTGTATTCAACTTTTTGCATATCGCTTACCTGTATTTCTTTTCAATTTCCACGCCCAGCGGCTCGACCAACTCGACAAAAGCCTGCAAGTGTTGCGGGTATCGCTCCTTGACCACTTCGCCGAACAATTCCAACACCTCAATCGCCGTCGCCAGTTTTGACGTTTCCGGCATTACTTTGGCGTTTGCCGCCACGGTCTTGGTGAACGCATCCGACAAGCTTGCCAACAATTTGGCGCGCTCGGACGGCATCAACTCCTCGACCGACGTGTCTTGCAACATCGTCATCGTCGATTGGTACTGCACCAAAAACCCCGCCAACAGCGAACGGCTCAAGTCTTCGATGCCGCCGCCCGCCAAGGTGTAGGCAGCGCGTACTTTGTCCCAATCGTCGCCTGTCTCTTTGGCGGCGCGTTTCCAGCTACGGGCGGTTGCGGTCGGGATTTCGCACATCATCGCCGCGATTTCGAGCGTCTGCCCGTCGCTGACGTACAGTCGGCGCAGCTTTTCGCGGATTTCTTTCGGATGTGCCATATCAGCCCCCGAATTTGGCTCGCAGCAACTCCCAGCCGGTCGTTACAATCACGCCGCCAAGACCGCCGTAAACCGCAGCAGATTTCTTGCAGTCTTTCTTAATTTGCTGCAATTCCTCGTCCATACGCGCCTGATTGGCGAGCATGTCATCCTGTTTGGCTTCGATACGCGCCAAGGCTTCTAAAATCGGGTCTTTCATGATTTGTCCGCTTTCCTGTCTAATTTTTCATTCATTTTTTCAAGTTTGTTTTCGATGCGCTCCAAAGACGCCGCGATATTTTTGCGGTCGGCTTGGGCATCCTGCTTGGTGTGATAGGAGAGTTTGACCGCGTGCAGCTCCTCTTTCAGATCGTCAATGCGCTTATCCGCCTCTTTCAGACGACCTGAAATACCGTTGACCCAAAACCAAAACGCGGCAGTCGCAATCGGCCACAGGGTTTTAAAACCAAATTCAAAGTCCATTTAAAACCCCCTTAAACCGGCACATCGCCGAATACGATACGGACGGAGTGGCCGTCAGGGCGATTGCTGAAAATTTCGAGTCCATCTCCATCGTTACAAACGCAGTAATACGCCGAAATCGTCTGCCAAACTGCACGCTTAAAGGTGTCGTAGTTTGTATTTGGATATTCAAGGTTAAAGGTCGTCTGAAAATCCTTATCCATCCGTACCGTATATTCAAACCCTGCCTTATCCAGCAAATTGGAAACATGGATGACAAACGGCTCTTGTTCACGTGCACGGCTTAAGCCCAATTCCAAATCGGCATGGCGCACAGCCAACTGACGTTCAACTAATTCACGGTAGGTCATTCTTTGATACCCATTAAATATTTTGTCCGCTTGTACAATTTCTTAACCCACGAAATATTTACAAATGTATAAATCTTTGCTACAACTTCGCCGTCATACTGCGCATTTTCTCGTGCAGCCCGAAATTTCGCCCTGGCTTCTTCAGGGCTGTCCGCCCAAATGCTCAATGACCAGGACTTGCCGTTAAAGCGGTAAGAAAACGTGTACTCATTCATAGGAGAAACCTTATGTATTTTGAAATCTATAAAGACGCAAAAGGCGAATACCGTTGGCGTTTGAAAGCCGCCAACCATGAAATCATCGCTCAGGGCGAAGGCTACACCAGCAAGCAAAACTGCCAGCACGCAGTCGATTTGCTGAAAAGCACTACTGCCGCTACCCCTGTAAAAGAGGTATAAAATCCGCTTTCACCCTCAGCCCGCGCCCTACGCGGGCTTTTTTTGTCAGTCGCCGACTTTGCGGGAGTGATTGCCCGCCCAATCGCGCCAAGCCTGATTTTGGTTCTCAAGCTCGGCAACATAGCCACCAAACTCAGCGGCGTGTTCGAGCAGCGTTGCCGTCTTGCCGTCTTTCGGTGCATTCGGGCGCACCGGCGCGACCATCAATGCGGCGGGCGGTGTCGGCATGATCGCCTTTTCGACAACCTTAATTTCCGTAGCCAAGGGCGCGCTTGTAGAGCTGCAGGCCGTGATGGCCAAAGCCGTCAATACAACCGCCGCTTGCATTTTTACGGTCTTGAGTAAGGACATTTTCGATTTCCTTTTTATTTTCCGTTTTCAGACGGCTGACTTCCGCCTGCTTTTGTGCCAATGCCACACCGACGGCGTGCGCCTTGGCTTCAGATTGTTTTGCTTCCTCGCGGGCTTGTTCCAGCTCGCGCGCGTAGTTTTGCGCCGACAGACGCAAGGCCTCCGCCTTGTCTTTTTCCATCTTGTCGATGACTGCTTGCTGTTTGTTGTATGCCGTCTTGTAGCCTTGCTGATACGATGCCGTCAAAATCAGCGCCAAGATAGCAGCCAAGCCACTCAGCACCCATTTATTCGTCAACAGTTTGAGCGTCATTCTCGACCTCCTGCCGTTTGACACTGACCAACGAGCGCGCTACGGCGTATCCGCCGACGACGCCCAAATACACCGCCCAAATTTCCGCCGACGGATCGGGCAACATCACAAATTTAACCGTCCCCGCCGCGCAGGCGACGTTTGCCCACAGTTTCGAGTGCGACACATTACCTGTCGCAGGGTTTTTAAAAATGTCGAAAATCCGCATATTTATTTCACACTCCCGTTTTGCAGATGCCGTTTCAGCATTTCCCGATAATTGGCAAGTTCGCTCTCCGCAAATTCAAATGCAGCCAAATCTGCCCGTTCGCTTGCCTCGCGGCTTTTTCGCGACCATTGCTCAATCATCTTTTCGTAAAACGCAACCTGTCCCATGATTAACGACGGTTCTTGCGTTTACGCGCTGCGCGTTTGGCAGCCGCTACGCCCGACTTACCCAAGCGCAGGCTGGGATGTTGTTTCAGATTGCCCACGCGGGCAGGTTTAATCTCAAATTCAGGCACCTGCGGTTTCAATGCCGCCAATGCCAAAGCAATTAAAGCCTTTTTCATGCCTCGCTCCTGCTCATTGCCGCACCGCCCAATGGCAGGTTGTAACGCTCCGGAGTGGGGTCAAGAGGCGCACCGCCGACAGACGGCCATACATACGCAGCCACGCGGGACGTCGGAAATGCCGCGATGCTGACGCGGTTGCCTTGATTGCCGCCCAAAACCAACAGATTGCCCGCCTTGTCCTTGCCGACAACAAAACCAACATGACCGCCGCCTTGACGTGTAAACACCACCAAACAGCCGTAAGCAGGCTTGGTAAGCCGTTTACCGGCAAAGGCATATTCTTTGGCGCGCATCCAATCCTTAGGGATGTCTCGCCCGCCGATTCGCAGGCAATGAGCGACGAACACGCCGCACCACGGTGTCTCGTCGTCTTTCCACCAAGCTTTCAAGCCATGAAGCCAGTTCAAAATGGTCGGATTGTGGTTTTTACCGGGGACTTCAGCGAGGCCGATATACTTTCGCGCTTCAGCCACCCAAGGGAGTTCTTTTTGTTGAGCCATACATACCTCAAATGGATAATTTAAAAACAAAGGATAGTTTGAAAACCCCATTAAACCTTTTCAGACGACTCCCAAACCCCGTCAGGCTTGCATTCAGCGTAATACAGGCAAAAAAAATCCCTGCCCGAAGGCAGGGAAAAAAGGTCTACTCAAACACACAAGGAAAACAAAACCATCATGCCGCAAACAAATCAGCCTGCGCCCTTGCCGCCGCTTCGCGGTCGGCCTCTTTCAGAATGTATCGGATATTTCGCGTTGACAGCTTATGCGCCAACACCAGCTCGCGTACAATAAACAAATCGCTCAAACCTTCCGCGCTCATCGCATCATATTGGCGGCGGATAAACCGGTTGCGAAGTTCGCGCATCGCATCCCAGCAGCGCGGGATTGCCAAGAAAGGCTGCCCGACATAAGCACGCTCCAACCGTCCCGCCGCTTCTTCGCCGATGTCCTCGACCAGTTGCTCGTGTAAGATACGGCTCTGGCGCGTATTGCGGCGGCGGTTGGAAATCGGGTAATTCGTCCCGCCCCAAACCTTAACCATGTGAAACGCCGCCTCCAGCCCGATAACCGTAATCAGCGCCACCACACTATGCGGCAGCAGATGTTTCACATCCTCAAAATCCTGCTCCGTCATCTCCCAATTTAAGCTCATCCCGTTTTCTCCTTTTTCTTGCGGTTCGCACTAATCTGCAAAGCCGCCACCAACTTGTGCATATTGCCGTCGGACAACCATTCCACGCGGTCAACCTTAAACATCTTTTTCGCCGTACCGTGCGCATAATTCCAAGACCAGCCGTTATCCAGCAGCAGGGCTTCGATTTTGCGCATCATCGGGTCAGCAGACTCGCGGCGGTTCGGCCGTTGTCCCGCCGTTTTTTTCGGCGCAAACCCATGTTGGCGCAAATCCTCGACCACGCGCTCCAGCTCAGGGATACTGCACTCAGTACACGACCGCTTACCCGTCACACGCTCCAAGACCGCGCGATACGTCGCATCATCCAAACCAAGCTCTTTTTGAGCGATTTTAATTTTCGCAATCAACGCACGGCGCATCTCAAACCCCTAAAACACAATATATTGATTAATTAACGCATATTATACAGATAAAATACTATATGTTGTAGTAAGCCACTGTTTTTTTTGCGAAACGGACAGACATAAAAAAACCGTCTGAAACAGGTTTTAAACCCCATTTCAGACGGCTTTTAAATGCCTTTTAAAAAATTTGCCTAACCATCATTACCGTTTTCAAGCACTTCTATTTCCCCCATCTCCATAAGGGTATGAATTACCTCTTGCACAGTAATAAAAGTTAATTGCGCAGGCGTACCATCGTCTTCAAGTTTGGTATCCCCTCGATAGGCATATCTGATATTTCCATCAGGCAAATCTTCAATTTCAATAACAATTTTCGCCATCACATCAACTCCTGATTATGTGGTTCAACACTGAAAAACTCCTTACCCTGCACAATCTTAATGCCCGGCACAGGGTTGTCGGCGAAAAACTCAGGTTCGTTTAATACCGCGTCTTTATTGACTTCTTTTTTCACGCGGATAAAGCGTTCCAAGTCGGGCTTGGACTCCAGTAAAGCCAGCACCGCATCAACACCACTGACGCTACATTTTGGCGGGTTGTTTCGCCAACGGATGATACCGGTGGTCAGGTCGGCAAATTTAACCTTGCCGCCATCTGTCAGCGCATCACGGTTTGCTTCGCTCCATGCCTGTACGCCTGCATGAATGGCATTGATTTCCGCCATCAGGGGCGCAACACGCTCGTCTGCCTGTTTTTGCAGCTCGGCCACATTATCATTGTGGTCGGCTTGGATACGCTCGATTTCACGCTGCAAATCGCCCATGCGTTTGATTTGCACCGATGCGTCCGCGCGGTCTTGGATGCCCACAGTCAGGGCTTCAGTTTTGGTTTTTTTAGTTTTAGCCATTTGCTTTATCCTTTCTTAGTTTACTTTTCGGTCAGCATCTCTCAACTGTCTTGCCAGTTGCAATGCTTTTAAATTAGTGACAGCAGCCTTCATAAATCCTTCCGTATCTCGGGCGGCATCACTGCATACGCTGTTTAAAAATTCCGTTGTCAACGCAGCCATCAGGTCGGGAGCTTGATACTCACCGTTTAGATTGATTTCGGGCAACTCGACGCGACACTTCCCATTTTCCGAAATAATTTTAAAAACATACTCTTTCATTTCACTTACCTTTCTTGTTTAAAACATCTCTCACTTCCGCCATTTTCTGACGACCTTTTTTCTTATCCGGCGCGGGCTTTGCCAGCATCGCCCTGGGTATCAACCGTGGCGGCAGGTTGCGGAGCAGTTCGGCGGGTTGCGGCCATGTTTCCGCCGCCTGCAACACCTTAAACCCCGTCTTAATCCGTATCGGGTCATACTCCGGCGAGACGATTTCTTTTGTCTCCATCAGTTTCCGATACCAAATTTCCGCGACTACCGGCATATCCTGCGCTGCGGGGCGGTTGGGCAGATTGAGCGCGGAAAGCAATGCAAAGCCTGATGCGATTTCCTGTTTTGCCCAATCTTCGCCTGCCCATTCGCCCAAGGCTGCCACACCTTGCCGCAGTTTTGACGGCGCGCCGCCTTCGCCCACTCTCCCTGTTGGAGAGGACTGGGGAGAGGGCAATCCCGAACCCTGCCACTGGCTGACAATCTCCAGCAAATAACCATGCGACTTTAAGGGCAGTTTCAGACGACCTTGGTCGCGGGCGTTGACGGTTTCGTTAAAGCCGTGCAACCAAGCCTCGGCGGGAGCGGGGTAGGACACCCCGTCGCGTACCGCCGTATGCGCCTTAATCATGGGTATCAACTCATTCAGCAGCTTCGCCGTACGCGCCCAGCTCAACTGCGACTTGGCGGGTCGGAACAAGCCGACATACCGTATCGCCGCCTTGCCCATTTCAGCGTCCATCTCCAACACAGCCCGCAATACAGCCGATGCGTCGGCATCGTTGATTAAGCTGTCCAGACTATGCACCGCCCCGCAGTTCGGGCATTTGATGTTCATGACTCGCTCTCCCATACCGTTCGACGTTCAACCGTCTTAACGGTCTTGACGACTTTCCGTTCCCATCTTCCGCAGTGTCGGCATTTGCGTGTTTGTTTATTGGCATAGACCCATTTGTGATGCCATCCAGTTAATGCACACCCTCCGATACGTTCGTATTCGTCCCATTTGACTTCGGCAACTACCTCTGTTTCAGGGGTCTTAACAAAACAAAATGTCTCAACTTTTTCGGAGCCGTAACAAATCCTGCTGCCAATAAAGTCTCCAAGACCGTCTTCAATAAACCAGCCGATATACCAGCCGAACCCATCTTTAAACTTAACAGTTCGCGGATAAGCTCCTAAAGCTTCACGCAACTTGGATTTTTTCTTCAAAAATCGGAAAATATAGCCAATGTATTTAGGGTCTTTTTTGGGATTGAATTTTTCGATGTTCATGTCCGCTCCTTTATTTAACCACCCCAAGAATCGCCAAAAACGCCACAAGGACAACAACCAACCCAAAAAACATACCGCAGGCATCCAAAACAACAGCTTTAGTCTGCTGCTTAAACCAGTTTTCAATCAGGCTCATCAGTGCCAAAACCACCAGTGCCAAACCAATCAGCCCGCAGACCAATAGATAAATCATCATTCCGGTAGTCATCACATTTCCTCCCAAGCTTCTATTGCCATTTTCAGTGTTGCCGCCTCCGCCGTTTTAAAAATACCGTCCGGCGCGCGTGCGGCAATTACAAAACCCTCGCCGTCCCTCTTCATGACCATCAGCTCGCCACGGTCTTCGAGCCATTCGACCAAGTCTTTTTCATTCATCTTTGTTTCCTTCCGTTTTCAGACGACCTTTGCCGTCTTTATCTTCAAACTGCGCCTGATATTCGGCGACTTCCTGCTCGCGGTTTCGCTTCACCATAAACTTCGTCGCGCGGCGGCGGTGTTGTCCCCATGCCTGCCAATCGTTGTTCCGTCTTTTAAAGCTCATTTCGCAGACTCCCTAAATTTCAACGCCCATTCGGCATCCGCTTTGCGCGTGTCCGTTGCCGTCCAGTAACGGCTATTCATAATCTCAGGAGCGGTGGGCCAGCTATCGCCCCAAACCGAGCGGGCGACGGCAGGTCGTCCAAACTCAAGTACCGTCCCGCGCTTTTCGCGATGCCATTCCATATTCAACCGGGCTTCTTTTTCCATCTGTTCCGCCCAACATTTCGCGCAACGTTGGGTTCGCTTCCGTACCCCGTTTTTGTCCAAAGTCCACGCAAACGCCGATTCAGGCTTCATCTGTTTGCAAACTCGGCAGGGTTTCAATTTAGTTAACATTTCCCGCCTCCTTTCCGGCTGCGGTATGCCGCGTCCATCCATGCCTCCAACACCTCCCGCGCCGCAACTTCCACTCTCAAAATCCCGCGCAGCCGCTCGTTTTCAAGCAAGACGCCTTCCGCGTAGATAAACATCCCGATTACCGCGCCCAGCGCAGCCCCCAAAATCATCCAAATCATCCAAATTTCCATCATTTTTACTTCCCTTCTGGCTCGCGCCATCCCTTCACAATCGCCCGCTCGCCGTATTTGGCGCGGATTTCCTCGACCGCCCGTTTCAATGCCAATTTCTTGATTCGGTTCAGTCCCCGTTTAGGCCTTCTAAACTTATTCATAAACCACTCCTTCCATCTTCTGCTCCACGCTCATTGCCTCGTAGGCACGTTCCATTTTCAAAACTTCCAAATCAGCTCGTATTTCCATCGACTCGACCTTAGTCGGCTCTTTCGCAACCGGTTCGGGTTGGGTGCAGCCATACAACGCCATTCCACCCACAAAACACCACACCCCGACCGTCATCCCGACCGGCACCCACCGCCAAAAACGTGGCGACGAAAACATCTTCCAATCAACTTTCATTTTGCGTTTTCCTTTAAAAACAATAACTTATTAAAATCATAGGGTAAAAAAATATATAGCCCTGTCAAAGACTTACCGTTTCAGACGACCTATCGGATAATCAGCGACGAGTATTTTTTGACGATGCCTGATTGCATTTTGATGCCGTTTTTATTCGCCGTTCGCACCGCGCCGCGCATCAACTTGCTCATCCGTCGCGTATTGCCGTTGCTATGTTTAACCAGTTCCGCAATCGTCTCATCATCTGCTTCCGGCATGGCCGCTCGTGCAATCTGTTCCAATTCCTCGTCCGGCATCGAGTCGCCCAAATTCAGCGCAACCGACACTCGGCTATAAAGCTGCACCAACTCGCCATGTTTACCGCGCAAATTCGCCACCAGTCGGGGCATACCGCTTAAAACCAACCCGCAGCCCGTGTCATCGTGCAATCGGCGGATAATCTCAAGGGCGCGTAACGGTAGGTTTTCCGCCTCATCGACCACAATCAGACGACCCGAATCACGCAGGCGGTCAGATACAGACTCAAACAAATCATTCAGGCTGCCGACCGTTGAGACCTTCGCCGCTGCCGCCAACTTGCGCATCAAAACCAAAGCCGTAAAGCTCGGATTAGCCTCAATCAGGATGGCAGCGGGATTCTTTTCGCAGTAGTTTTTGACCGCTTGCGTCTTGCCCAAACCCGCTTGGCCGTATATCACCACTGTGTCGCCTGCCTCGTGTGCGTCGCGCATCACTTCAGAGATTCGGCGGGTCGTCTTGGTCGATACAAACCCCAACACCAACTCTTCGCGTTGCGCCTTACTTTCCTGTACCTCTAAAAACGCTTCGATTTTCGGCTCGATGGTTTCATATTTGCCGCCTTTTTCCGCGTAGGTATCATTCAGGTACATACTGATAGATGCCGGAGATACCCCGATACCGCGCGCAAGCATCGTCTGATTCATCCCTGATTTGGCTTTAAATTCATCCAGTTTTTGTTGCAGTGCTTTGTTGACCGTATTTGTCATGATGTTTTCCTTATTAAAAGTGTTTTAAAACCGTTTTAACTACATATCCGCCTCAAACAAGACAATCTCGTCGTCTGTTCCCGTTTTCGGCAATACCGCATACTCCGCCTCGATGACGTTTCTGCCTAAATTTCCCAGCTCGTCCCAAGCTGCCGCCTGTTCCAAAGCCGGATTGACTTCCGCATTCGCGAGCCTGATCGCATTTTCCGCCCGCTTGATTTTGCCTTTTCGGCGTTTTTCCGCCAGTTGGTCGATACGCGCCGTCGGGAAAGCCTCGCGGCTATTGCCGTTGACTTGTGCCTTCGTGATGAACTTGCCATCCATATCAAATACATTGACAAAGGCAGCGTCGTCCAAATCGTAGCTGACCCGTACCTCGTCCTTGTGATACTCCGCCAGCTCGACCGAAAAATAAGAGTTGTTGAACAAATCCAGCCAACCTCGCTGAACTTTTCGCACCTCTTGCGGCATAAACATCGTCGCAAGCTCTTCCGTCGACAACATATCCGGCGCGATACCGTCCTGTTCCAGCCTCATTTCCCGATAAGCCTTCGGCGTATAATGCCCACCGTCAGGATGTCGGGGCAGCTCGCCGTGCGGGCGGTTGTTGTATTCGTCGATACACTTGACCACATCCGCGATAAAACGCGACCAGCTCGGCAGTTTTTTCAAATATTTTTGCTGCTCCTGCGTCGGCACCTTGCCTTTTTCCAAGGCGTTGAACGCACTTTCCATCTTGCGGTACATTAGGTTCTTCGTGCTGCTGTCCATCCCGCTGCCCGTGAAAGTCTCATACTGTCGCGCCATCTCAATCAGATTGTCTTTCCACCATCGCTCGATGATGCCGCGCCCTTGCGGGTTGCCCGCGATACCCGTTTCATGCCGGATACCCAGTCGGGACGTAATACCCGTGATTTCATGGTCTATCGTCTTGCCGGTTTGGCCGCCGCCGTTATCCGAGTAATATATGATCGGCAAACCATAGTGCTTGACCCCGATACGCAGAGCGTCCGATACCGCCACACAACTTTCAGCCAACGACACCGAAAATCCCACCACAAACCGCGTACATCCGTCGATAATCACCGTAACTTCAGGCTTAAACGGCCTGCCGTGTACCGGATGTGCCACCTTCGCCTTAAAGCTGTGGCCGTCGCCGATCCAAACATCGTTGGGCTTCAAAGCCCCCCAATCACGTTTCACATAAGGCAGCAGCGATTTATAAGCCGCCCCCGTTTTCCTGCCGCGCTCCTGCATAATCAGCGGGAGCTTTTCCCAAACGCGCCGCACCATACTCAAGTTAGGCACATCGTTAACCGGCATATTTTCCGCTTCAGCCCACTGCACAAATCGGCGGTAGCTGTGTGCCAGCTTCGGAGCCGACGGAATATTGTGAAACTGCATAAACATCGGCAACCAACCGTAGCTCTCAATCGGTTTGACCGCCTTCGTCGTCTTCGGAGCCAAAGCAACCAGCCGCTCCGTCGCGTTTTCCGCCTTAAGGTAGGCAGAAATCCAGCCGTCTAAAGTACGTTCGCCAACCTTCGCCGACCGGCTGCGGTCATTGGCCTTTTCCAAGTTCCCAAGCGTAACCTCGTCCAACTTACCCTCCGCCAGCAGCCTCAAAAACTGAGCCACCGCAACCTTGGCAGAGCAACCGTATTGATATTTGATACCCAACACCGCCGCCACCACCGCACATCGCGCATCAGCCACCGACCTTTGTTTCTCGTTCAGCCGCTTCGCCGCTTCCGCCAAGACTTGAGGCGACATCGCCGTCTCCTGTTTGATTTGTGGCAGGGCTTTCGGCATACTCTCCGCCACTTCGTCTGCCTGACGTTTCATGATTGCGGCTCTGATTTCGGCGGGGAGGGAGGCAATCACATATTTTTTCAGACGACCTCCGCGTGCTTTGCCAACTTCTTCGATGTACTGCCAGCCTTGTGTTTTGGCTCGGTATCTAATGCTTTCGATATTTTTTGGCAGATTTGGCAAACTTAAATTTTTCAGCTCCTCTAGCGATATGGTGTTGCTCATTTACAGCTCCTGATATAAACTTTTGTTTACTCTTTCGAGTAATTTAAACCTGTTCGGGATAACGGCTAGGCCAAATCTCTTGAGGTGGTACGCCGAGAAAGTCTGAAATAATCCGTTCGCCTTTTGGATATTTAAACTGCAACGCGCTTTTTAATGTATTCGCGCTCAATCCGGATTCGATTGATAGAGCAGTAATTGTTTTCCCTCGTTTGCGAACTGCTGCGACAATTTCTGCACGATGCCAATCTTGTTTTCTGCTTTCCGCATTTTCGATTTTTTCTATTAGTCTTTCTTTTTGGGTTTTCATAAGTCTTCCTTTTGGGTTTGCTTGCTAAGTCGTTTGACTTAGTGAAACGAATAATACTAACCAAAAGGATAGTTGTAAACCCTTTTGGTTAGTAAATTTACAAACAAAAGGAATTTATTTTATAAACTTTTGTTTTTAATTGAGATTATTTCTAACCAAAAAGGAAGGTTTTTTGGTTAGTCTTTTTGTTAGAAAGATACACATGACTTTTAAAAGCAGACTTCAGCTTTTATGGCCTGATTCGACGTTGGAAGAAATAGCCTCCAAGATAGATATGTCCTACATGGGACTTAATAAGGTATTCGCAAAAGATGGACTGCCGAAAGCCGAAACACTCATAAAAATTCAAGACGTTACAGGCTGCGACCTCAACTGGTTGCTGACAGGTAAGGGCGTGCCATACCTTGACCGCGCCCGTCCTGAGAATGCCGGAGCCTTTCCCGTATCAGATAGCGGCGCAGGCGCGGTCGATACGCTCGGCAACCCCGTTGATTTGCGTGAGTTTGTCTTTATCCCGCGATACAGCGTCGAAGCGGCAGCAGGGCATGGACAAACCGTAAGCGATGAAAAACCCTTATTCTGTATGGCTTTCCGCCGATATTGGATAGAAAACTACGTCACCCGCCAAACAGACAAGCTTTCTGTAATCGCCGTTAAAGGCGACAGCATGGAAGGCATCCTGAACCACGGCGACAACATCCTAATCAACCACGCCGAAACCGAGCCACGCGACGGCCTGTACGTCCTACGCATAGGAAACGACCTTTTCGTCAAAAACATCCAACGCCTACCCGGACGGCTCTTGATCAAATCCGCCAACCCCCTCTACGAACCTTTTGAAATCGACCTCACAGCCGATAACACCGACATCGCCATCATCGGACGCGTAGAATGGTTCGGCCGCTCCGTGAACTGATTTTAAAAACCTCTTAAAACCCGTTTAAAAACCTATCAAAACCCGACAGCTTTCAACAAAAAACCGCGCATTCCCGCGCGGTTTTGTGAAAAAGCTGATGCAACTTTTTTCCAAACACAAAAACGCCGAAATCCACGTCTTTCCAAGATTTCGGCGTTTTTTATATTACTTATTATTTGTGCAAAAACTAACAGTCCCCCACACGACCTTTATTAACCAACAGGCTAGGAATAAACCCAGTCCGTAGCGTGGGCTTCGCCCACGAAATCTACCACCTGACAATCCAAATCAGACAACAGCCGAATGGACATCCATTTCGGCATTTATCAAGCGGGTAAAGCCCACGCTACTCGTTGCAGCAACGGCAACCTGTCCCTTCCCCCGTCTAGCGGGGGAAGGCTAGGATGGGGGGGGCGTCCGGGGGTTCGG